GACATGGTTTCACCAAAGATACAGGACTATTTCCTTGGGATGGGTTTCACTGCTGTCGTTGAAGACGTTGTTTACGATATAGAGAAGATCGATTTCTGTCAGTCGCGTCCCGTTTGGGATGGTGAAGGCTACCTTATGTGCCGGAACCCACACACTGCTCTAATTAAGGACACTATGTGTATGAAGCGAATCGACAATGAACAAAATTGGGGGAGCTGGGTACGTTCCGTTTCTGAGAGTGGCATTGCCGGTTTCGCAGGCATGCCAATCTTTCAGTCTTTTTACGAATTGTACTCACGTAGTTCCAAAGGTTTCAAGATCAATAAGCTCCACAGAGTTGAGGGAGGCCTCAAGCTTGCCTCGAAGGGCATGCATCGTAAGGCCAGGCCGATTGATGACCGTACTCGTTACTCATTTTGGCTGGCATGGGGTGTATTGCCTTACGCACAAGTCCACACAGAGGAGATGTTTTCAACCATGCATCTCCACTATCATGACCCGATTCTTTCTTATGAGTCGTTAGCGCTACCAGTTTATTTCTAATTGGGTTGATTTGGGTAGGTCTAGAAGGAGAATTGAACGACTCCACCCTTTACCGAGTTTATTGGGTTATTGCGATTAATGGATGCAAAACGGTGCTGCTCAGGCTTGTAACCTGTGGCTTAATATTTCCGTACTAAGAGGTGACTTGTTAATGTCATGCATACTCAGAATGTCGAACGACTGCACGCACCCGCGCTAGAAGGTATTGTCCCCTAGTGTACGCAGTAATGTACAGTCTCACTGCTGTTGGTGGGATCCAATACACAACAGAAATGGTTAAGAATAACACTCGCAAGACGGGCAACCGTCAAAATCATGTTTTCCGTGGGTGCCGAGAGGTCATTATCTCAGGCAGCGCCACTAATAGTTCTGCCCCAGCCAACATTATTACTAATGCATCTGGGTCTTATGCTTTTTCCTGGCCGCTCAGTCCCCTCGGCCTTACGGTCGCCACATACGGAACTACCACTTACAGCCCTGGAACAGAAGGCAATTTGTTCCCTCCAGTTCTCCGGGGTCTCCGCTTCCGTGCACAGGACTTTCAGATGTACCGTGTCACGAGGGCGAAGCTAGTGTTTGTAGGAAATTTGGGGTCTACCCAGACGGGTGCTGTAACTCTAGCGGGCTACACAGACGTTCTGGATACTTCATTGATTTCCAATCAAGGTAATGTTAGCAGCACTCAGAGTGCAAAGAGCTTCGATCTAGCTTCAGCGTCTTCCAGGGAGCTGTCAGTCAATATCCCGGTGGATTCTAGTTGGAAGAAGGTGACAAGTATTCTTTCCACTCCTGGAGGCTCTGCCCCCTTTGCCGGTAGCAGCGTCACTATGCTTGTGCCGGTGAATAGTGCTGCTGACCTATGTTTTGGTGCCGTATCTATTTCAGTCGTAAATGCGGGTGCAACCACAAACATAGGATGTCTGTATGTTGATTATGACGTAGAATTCAAGGGCGTCGTCGATCCTGCTGTTAATTTTTAGTCTGGGAGTTGTAATGCCGCGTTATACGCGCGGGAGAGTCTGGTGTGGCTCTATAAACCGG